TTGGCCTAGGAGGCAAAGCACCATGGCAGGAAAAATGAAATTCAGGTCCGCATACTCTCCACCCGTAAAAGTGGAGTTCATATCAACTGAACCCTCACTCACCAGACAGGCATTCAGAGAAGAATGCCAGATCAACAGCATCCTCGACCGATACCAGAAAACCGGGATCGTCGAACACGTCAACACGCACTCGCCACAATATGGCGATATAAGCGCGCTCGATTTCAAGGAGGCGCAAGACACCCTCGCAAAAGCGAGAACTATGTTCGAAGAACTCCCGAGCGCAGCTCGGGAACACTTCCACCACGACCCCCAGGAGTTCCTGGAATACGTCAACGAAGTTGACGACGTAAAGCTAAATCTGCTCGCAGATCTTGGCTTGACCAAACCCGGCCGGAGGCCGAAATCCGCTCCCCCGATGCCCGAATCGGAGGAACCAACTACCAAAGCGGAAGACCAGCCTATTAACCCTACTTGATGTTAATAGGCTGACTGACAGGAACAACGAGGTTAGGGCGCCCTCAGGCGTCCGTTAAGACCGATTGACACTCTAAGGACCAGATATGGCAAAGCGACAACAAATGACCCGCAAACAGTCAAATAAGAACTTCAAGAAGGGATCCGGGACGAAGGCCCGTAATAAGACCTCCACCCCCATGCGGGGTGGGTACAGGATGTAAGTGCCTTGCTACAAACCGCTCGATGGGTTCCAGCCGCCAGGAGGCGGCTTCGTGTTCCAATACCAACCAGGGTATACCTTCATGAGTGTCCCATGTGGCGGCTGCATAGGCTGCCGCCTGGACCACGCCCGATCCTGGGCGATTCGATGCGTCCACGAATCCCAAATGCACCAGGACAACTGCTTCTTAACCCTGACATACGACAACGAACACATACCAGAGGGCGGAACACTGGTAAAAAAGCACTTTCAAGACTTCATGAAACGACTCAGGTTCCACGTAGAACCCAAGGAGATACGCTACTTCCACTGCGGCGAATACGGCTCCAAGACGTTCAGACCGCACTACCACGCCTTGATATTTGGATGGGACTTCCCAGACAAAAGGCTATTCCAGGTGAAAGACGGGAACCGGCTCTACACCTCAAAACAACTAACGAAAATCTGGGGCTTAGGACACGCGTCCATCGGCGCGGTAACCTTTCAGTCTGCGGGCTATGTGGCCCGCTACATAACAAAAAAAATCACTGGCGCACCAGCGCAGGAACACTACGAGAGAATCGACACAGAAACAGGAGAGATAATTCAACTACAACCCGAATATGTAACAATGTCTCGGCGTCCAGGAATTGGACGCGAATGGTTCAACAAATACGGATCGACAGATCTACACTACGCAGAAGATTGCGTAATCATTGAGGGGAAACGCTATAAAATTCCACGCTATTACGACAAGCTCCTCGAGGAACAAGACCCTCGAAAACTCGAAGAACTTAAAGAATCGAGAAAGGCGTATGCGAATGCACACCCCGAAGAACAGACCCCAGCTCGGCTCAAAGCCCGAGAACAATTCAAACAACGACAGGCCAAACGACTGGTCCGACCACTGGAGTAACCCATGGAATACCACGTATATACAGTCCACGATTCAAAAGCTGAGGCGTACCTTCAGCCATTCTTCTTTAAGAATGACGCCGTCGCACTCCGCGGCTTCAAGCAGCTCGTCAACCAGGACGGCCATCAATTCAACACAAATCCCGAGGACTACACCCTCGTCGTCATTGGCGAATACGACGAAACCATCGGCGTACTTAAATCAACCGATCACCGAGCAATAGCAACCGGACTACAGGTAAAAACCCATGACTCAGAGTAACCAGCACAACTTCGCAAAAATCCCACCACCGGAAATTCAGCGAGCATCCTTCGACCGTTCACACGGTCATAAAACTACGTTCGACGCAGGCAAACTCATCCCGATCTACGTAGACGAGGCACTCCCCGGAGATACCTTCCAATGCAACATGACTGCATTCGGCAGGTTGGCAACGCCAATCCACCCGATCATGGACAACATCTACCTCGAGACGCACTTCTTCGCAGTGCCTTACCGGCTCGTATGGGAAAACTGGGAGAGATTCAACGGTGCTCAAGACAATCCTGGCGACTCTACTGACTACGTTATCCCTCAGCAGACGAGTGGTGGCGAAGGTTTTGAGGAAGGCTCTCTCATGGACTATATGGGGCTTCCTACTGGCGTGCCTAATCTTACTGTTAGCCAGTTGCCAATCCGTGCCTACCAGCTCATATACAACGAGTGGTTTCGTGACCAGAATCTTCAGGACAGCGTCACCATTTCAAAGGGCGATGGCGGAACAACGTCTCTTGGGATACGCCCAAGGGGTAAGAGACATGACTACTTCACATCTGCGCTTCCATTCCCTCAAAAAGGACCCGACGTGCTGCTGCCCCTGGGACAAACAGCACCAGTCACCGGAATCGGCGCTCCAACCTTCCAGATCGGATCCGATGGGAACAATTACGGATTAATTCCAGATCCGGGCAACGCGTGGCAATTCGTCGGCACTGACTTCGGTGCCGAACCTGCCAACTGGGACAACACCGCACTCGAGGCCGATCTCACGGACGCAACCGCATCCACAATCAACCAGATCCGCGAAGCGTTCCAGGTGCAAAGACTCTATGAGCGGGACGCCAGGGGCGGAACCCGCTACCAGGAACTCATCCTCGCCCATTTCCAAGTGCGCGGAGACGATTCCAGACTCCAGCGCCCGGAATACCTAGGCGGAGGAACCTCTCCCGTGAACATCAATCCGGTACAGCAGACCAGCTCTACCGACGACACATCTCCCCAGGGCAACCTGTCCGGCTACGGGACCGTCAGCTTTAGCGGTCACGGCTTTACAAAATCGTTCTCTGAACACTGCATAATCATTGGCTTGGTATCTGCGCGAGCAGATCTCACCTATCAGCAAGGCATACACAAGCAGTGGCTCCGCAAGGACCGATTTGACTTCTATTGGCCGGCACTCAGCCACCTGGGGGAACAGATCGTAGAGAATCAGGAGATCTATGCTCAGGGAACAGAAGACGACCAGGACGTCTTCGGCTACCAGGAGAGGTATGCGGAATACCGATACAAACCCTCCATGGTAACCGGGGCATTCCGAAGCAACGCAGCTGCTCCGCTAGACTCCTGGCATCTTGCTCAGGACTTCGGAAATCTTCCGGCACTCAACACCAACTTCATCGTGGAAAATCCACCGATCGACCGTGTCATTGCGGTCCCGACGGAACCGCATTTCATCCTCGATACCTACATCAAGCTCAACTGCGCCCGGCCTATGCCGCTCTATGGCGTACCTGGCTGGGTGGATCATTTCTAATGGAAGTCAAAATTTTAACTTCCAACACACTTCCACTAATTAACCGGAGCGAAGCGACCATGGCGAAGCCATATAAGCGAAGCGAAACTCCGCAAGGGGCACTATCAACATGAATCCCCTAGTCGGAGCTGGACTCATATCCGGCGGAGCAAACATCCTAGGCGGACTGATCGGTAAATCCGGTCAGAAGGACGCCAACAGGCAAAACATAGCTCTAGCTAGGGAACAAATGCGCTTCCAGGAGCGAATGTCCTCAACGGCGTATCAAAGGGCTACCGACGATCTCGCCAAATCGGGACTAAACCGCATCCTCGCGCTAGGTTCCCCAGCAAGCACTCCAGCAGGCGCTAGAGCGAACGTTCTCAGTGAGACCGCCCCACTAGCCCAAGGCGTAATGAACGCCGGTACACAGTCCATACAGGCAATCAACTCAGCAGCTGGCGCACAGCAGGCAATGCAATCTGCTGAAACACTCAAAAAGCAGCAATCGCTGCTCACGAATCAGGCGGAGAAAGTCCTCAAGGAGGTCGATCTGGTCGTGAAAAACACTAAAGTCGCATCCGCCCAGGCTGAGGTATCAGATGCCCTTTCAGAAATCGTTAAGCAGATCCGCACAGGGATCGAGGAAACTGACTGGCCAGCAGTCACACAAAAATTGCTAACACTCTATGAAGATCTCAAGTCCTCTTTCGGGGACTTCCCCGGCTTGATCGGTGACCTCACCGAAGCAATGAAGGACTTTTGGATCTTCTTAAACACCTTTGGCCTAGGAGGCAAAGCACCATGGCAGGAAAAATGAAATTCAGGTCCGCATACTCTCCACCCGTAAAAGTGGAGTTCATATCAACTGAACCCTCACT